TAAAAGCTAAAGATGATAAAGTATTTAGAGAAATATTTGACGCATCCAAATTATTAAGAAATAAAATTCGTACACATCTTAGAAACGAATACCCAGATGAATATAGAAGAATAGTTCAAAAACTATCTGAAAATGATTTAACAGAAAATAAATTAATTAGTCCCTCAAAAGTAATAGCTCTTAATGATAAAAGAGCTGAAGCTGTTACTGCTGCTGTAGTTAAAGAATTTGGTATTAAAGATGAACTTAGATTAAAAGGAATTGTTAGAAATGCTTTATCTGATTTTATGTTTGATGATGATTTATATGAAGTATCAACTTCCGGTGCAGCTGGAGCTTATTTAACACCATATGCTTTTAATCCAAATAAAAAAGCAAAAGGAACTGATAATGACATTTATACAAAAGAATTTGGGTATAAATTAGTTAAAGAAAATATAAATAAAGGTGATGGTGTTGATTTAGACGCGTATGGATATAAATTAGTACCAAAAAATAAAGCAGGGAATTACGTACAAAAAGGATCAAAATTAGACGTAAAACAGCTATTTGAAGACCAAAAAGATTTTCAAGCTAAAAGAATAGCTGCATTTGATGTAATTGAACAAGAACTTAATGATATTTATAAGATGTTGAGCAATGCTAAGAATGAGACAAGCGATTATTATAATGATAATCCTTCGTCATACTCAGTTATTAAACCAACTGATCTAGTTTTAGATTATATAAAAGATATTAAAGACTTATTAAAAGGAGAATAAAATGGCAAAAACAATACAAGAACAATATAACCAAATAAAAAAGGGGAAAGGTAATAAAGAAATTTTCCTTAAAGAGGTTAAAAGAAACTATCCACATATGATAGTTAATTCTGCTACATTTGATCAAGCAGAAAAAATTCTATTACAAAGATCAGTACTGTCAGAAAATGTTTGGGGTGTAGCATCTACGTCAAATAAAAAACCAGATTGGTTTAAAATATTTGATGAAAATATGGAAATTATAAAGGAAGCAAATCCTAAAAATCCAAATAGATATCCTCCATTACATATAGCACAAACTGAAGAATCTAAAAAAGACGAAGCACGTAAAGCTGACGCTAGTAAACCAGATAAAGATGTAGTTGAATTAGAAACAAAAGGATATGATTATAAAGATCTTAAACTTGTTGATAATTTAAATGGTGAAGAATTTAGACTAGGTGTTAAATTCGAAATGGATAAAGTTAGAAATACAGTATCAGATGCTGAGTTAGGAGATGCTATTAAAAAAGCTCAAGAAGTAGTAGCTAAAAATTTAGCTAAAGATCCTTTATATTATGTTAAAAATGCTATGTTTGGTATGGATAAAGTAGGATATGTTGAAGACTTCCCTGGATTAGGAGCAAGTAAGTCCGATAAAATGGAACCTGTTAAATTAAAAGAAAATAAAATGATATCATTAATGAGTCTACTAGAAAATGTAGAAGAAAAACCTAAGAAAAAAAGAATTAAAAAAGAAACTTTAGATAGTAAATTAGCTGAAATAGATAAAGCATCACAACTTGTAGCTATGGAAGCAAAAATTGCTCATATTGATGAAATTATAGAGAAAAAACAAGCTAGACTTTCTATGGTTACTGAAGATGAAAATTTAGCAGAATTAGCTGATAAAACTAAAATTAAAGCTATGCAACGTGAAGTAAAAGATTTATCTAAAAGAAAGATGAAAATGGAAAAACTTTACGAAAAAATGTCTGGTAAAAAATACCAAAAACAAGAAGTAGTAGATGAAGATTTAGAATCATCTAATTATGCAGGTGCTTCAAATTCAGATAAATCAGAAGAAGCATTTAAAAATAATGCTAATGAAAAAGTTGCTGAGGAAAGTAATGCAGGTTCAAATGAAGGATCAAATGAAGAATCAAATTACAATTCTAATGAAAATCCAGAATCATACTCAGGTTTAAAGAAATTTAGAGAAAACTAAAAACATGAAACAGGTACTTGTAGAAACGAGGTTGTTTACAGCCATGCCAGCGTCCCTATCAGAAAATAATGTTTCTGAAAGAGGATTACCATTAGTTGAAGGCATATTAGCTACCGCTGAAGTAAAAAACGGTAACGGAAGATATTATTCTAAAGACTTATGGGAAAGAGAAATCGATAAATATAAAGTACTAGTTAAAGAAAAAAGAGCAATGGGTGAATTAGATCATCCTGAATCTACAGTAATAAACTTACAAAACGTATCACATAACATAGCTGATATGTGGTGGGATGGAGATAATGTAATGGGTAAAATAGAAATTTTACCTACTCCATGCGGAAATATTTTAAAAGCATTAGTTGAAAGTGGAATTACAGTTGGTGTATCTTCTCGTGGGATGGGAAGCTTAAAACCAATGGGTGAAGTACAAGAAGTACAAGATGACTTTGAGTTACTATGTTGGGATTTTGTTTCAACACCATCTAATCCAGATTCATTTATGCATTTAGTAAAAGAAGGACTTGAATTTAAAAGTTCAAATTCATACACTAAAGTAAATTCTGTAATAACAGAAATACTTTGTGCTCATGGATCATGTCCAATAATTTAAACTCCCCTGTTTAACCTGAGATTAGCGTCTTCATTAATTTGAAGGCGCTTTTCTATTGTTTTTAAGAATCCTCATATACGTATAACTGTAATATGCCATCATTCTATATGGCATTCAATAATTATTAATTCTTATTACGATTCCAAATAATCGTATTCCACAAAAACATTCGGAAAAATGAACAGAAACTTTTTAAAAGAGGCTATTGCCGATGCAAAGACTGTAAAAGAATCAGCCATTGCAAACGCTAAAATTGCTTTAGAAGAAGCTTTCGCACCTAGAATCCAATCCATGCTTTCAGCTAAGCTAGAAGAAATGGACAAAGAAGAAATGGATGAAGAGATGAAGAAAGAAGATGATAAAGTAAAAGAGGCTAAAAAGTCTGATGATGATAAGATGGAAGAGGAAATGTCAAACCCAGTAATGCGTAAGGGTCTTAAAGGCGATAATAAAGCTGAAAGAGAAACTGAAAAAATGCGTTTTAAAGAAGAGGATGACAAAGAACTTGATGAAATCTTAGCTGCATTAGATGAAGAACTATCTGAAGAAACTTTAGACGAAGCAAAAGACGACGATAAAAAAATGGACGAAGAAATGAAATCTAAAAAAGATGACATGGACGAAGAAATGAAAAAAGATGATAAAGATCTTAAAGAAGACGAGCGTACAGATGCTGAAGAAGAAGGATATAAAGATGGTATGAAAGATGCTGAAGAAGATATGGATGAGGACGAAGATATCGACCTTGAAGACATGTCAGAAGAGGATCTTAAAAAATTCATTGAAGACGTAATTGAAGATATGGTTGGAGCTGGCGAATTAGAAGCTGGTGAAGCATTCGAAGATGACGTTGATGTAGATGTTGAAGATGGAGAAGTAGAAGTAGAAGATGATATGTCAACAGCTGTTGATGTTGAATTAGACGAAGCTAAAAAGCAAGGATACGATGATAGAGAAGATGAAAGTCTTGGAATGCGTAGAGGTGCTGAAAAAGGTAAGAAACAATCTATGAAAGCTCGTAGAGATGATTCTTATGGTAAGTTTGGTAAGCGTGATGCAGAAGCAAAAGGCAAAGCAAAAGGACCAGGTAAAAACAAAGTTAATAAAGAAGAAGTTGAATCATTAAAAGCACAGTTAGCTGAAGCTTATGATACAGTAAAAACTTTAAAAACTGAGTTAAACGAAATTAACCTTTTAAATGCTAAATTACTTTATACTAACAAAATCTTTAAATCTAAAAATTTATCTGAATCACAAAAGGTAAAAGTATTAGAATCTTTTGACAAAGCTACTACAGTAAAAGAAGCAAAATTAGTATATGAAACTGTTGACGCAGGAGTAAAAGCTAAGAAAACATACGTAAATGAAAATTTAGGTAGAGCTTCTAGATCTGCTGGTATTGCTGTTAAAAAGACTGCTAAACAACCTATTGTTGAATCAGACGAAATGGTAAAAAGATTCCAGAAATTAGCTGGTATACTTTAATTAAATTAATTATTAATCAAAACTGAAAACTAAAATGTCACAATTAAATTCACTTTTAGAATCAGCTAATACTTACAAGTCACTACAAAGTGATGCTGCAAGATTAGCTAGCAAGTGGGCTAAAACTGGTCTACTTGAAGGCATGAATTCTGAGACAG